AATGAAGTTGTGGCGGCATCATCTTCTTCATACGCTCAGCTATTTCTTCTGAGTAAGGCATATCCATCGACTTGAACAACAAGTCACCAATGACTGGCATAAGGTCTGGAGATGTTTGGACTAGCTGAGTGAGGAAGTCAGCACCTTCCATGCGCTTAGTGGCATAGCCTGGGCCAACGGTCACAGTAACGTCATACTTGCCAACGCCAAGGTTGTATATCTTCTTGATAGCGCCGTTATCATCACGCTGCTTGACAACCGCTTCTTGCTGTTCTGGGTCAATCTTGGCATAGCTCGCGTCACCATCTTCCCCTAATATACGAACTACTTGAGCTGTATCGTAAACCTTGGGGATCATGTCAATAATGATGCGGCCTGCGTGTCGGATTGATTTGGATTGGTTGTCAGGGAACTGGAATGTCGCCATGTCCCCTTGCTTTTGCTGTGCGTTCAGTGCGCGACCTGACTTAGCGTTGCCATCCTGCCCGATAGAAGCTTGATACATGCCCAAAGCAGACTGGATATCATGCTCAGATGTCTCGATGTCTTGCAATAGTCCAGTCGGAACGCCTGCAAATCCTTGTCGTTGAGGAGCTGGGGCAAGAGTTCCATTCACTGAAATAGGGTCATACTCTAAATGCGCAAAGTTAACCCTGTTTGCAGCGGCCCATCTATCTCCTTGCGTCTTGAACTGTCCTACAGCGCCAATGAATGGAGCCTTGATAGTGAGATTAAGGCTCTCGGCAATGATGGAGCGATTGTAGTTGTACATGCGTTGTGCGTCTTTAACGCCACGAACGATGCCCCGCAGATACCTCTTGCCATCTATGTCTGTTTCAATGCCTATAACAGGCACTACAGGGATAAACTTTCCAACAATGACAGTTTCATCCAATATTTCATCGCCACCGCATACCTTGACCCACTTTACCGTGCGCTTTTCTCCTAGCCTCTTGTTTACAATGGCTGGCGGAGGCTCAATCATTTCAGCCATCATTTCTGGAGAAGCGTCATTCATTGCCAATTGATCTGAATACTTTTCCATGTACTCATCAGCAAAGATAGAGTTGCCATCTTCCAAAAGATAAAGCTCTTCCTTGGTGGTTTCTACCCAGAAATACTCAGCGATGCGGACATAGTCTTTGTCCAGCCAGTTACTATCCCCCGTTGCAATCGACCATGATGATGGGTCGCACTTGGGGTACATCTTTTCGAAATCTTTTCGCTTGATGCGCTCAGTAATCAAGCACTCCAGCATGTCAGAACCATCAGGCTCACGAAAATCATCTGTATATACAGAGAATCGGTTTCTAATACGCGCAATTCGGATCTCTTGCTGAAATGAGTCACCAATGTACTCAGTCAATATGCGGAAGAATCCGATTCCACTAGTTGCAGCGCCTTCTCCAGCCCAATCATAGGCAATGTCGGCCTTGCTTGAATCTTCAATGTGGCGAATGATGCCCTGAAATACATCTGCAACTTCTTCGTCGCCAGTATCATCAACAGGACGCGCCTTGATGCTTGGGCGATTCTGGCGCATTGAGTTTACTATTTGGTTCTTGTATTGATTAACCTTATCAACAACCAGACATGGCCTTGCGCCTTGTGGGTCAGCTTCACGAATCGCCTTGATATTTGCTGGCCATTGCTCTAACAGCCCGACAAATCGTATGTCATCCATCTCCTCAAGGCGCTGTAATGCTTCACGCTCAACAGCCGAGTTAAAGAACGCACGGGCGCGCTGGGGGATGCTGTCTTCTTGCTGTGATTTAGCTTTCTTAGCCATTACATCATCCAGCCATCAGAGCCGTAATATTGCTGTTCTTCATCTTTTCGCTTTTGTCCTTTAGTCTCTTCTTGGATAGCTACGGCTAAGTATCTGAACGCATCAGAAGCATGCGATGCATTGTCATGTAATGGTTGTTTTGAGTATTGACCAGTGTCAGGGTTGACGTCATAGCGATAACGCCTTAGCTGGTTGATGCCAGGCGCACATTTCTCAGCATCGAAGTAGCAGCGATTGAATAAGACTCGTGCTGCATTGATGCCTTCTGCTATTGATGCTTTTGGTGTTATCTGCGTATTGAATCCAGCCTCGCGCATGATTGACTCAATACTCTTACCTGTTGCCAGTTGATGGGCTTGAGCGTCATGAGGAAGCCAATGCGTGCCATATAGATAATTGCGCTTCTGCAACTCCTGCATGTAATGGGTAATTGGCTTTTTGCTGTCTTCTATGAAATCTATGATCCTGAACTCGAACCCGATTGCTTGTGCGAACCATATTGATGTATTGTCAGCCCAGCCCAAGTCAAAGAATGTATGGACGGGCTTGGATGAATCGTAAGGAACGCGAGTTATGCGACCTTCTTCTGTCGCTAGCCTCAACTCATTGGCGTAAATCGCACCATCAAGCGTTACCCTGCAATGCCCTTCCCACACCGTGAGATAGGAATCCATATCACGCTCTTTAAGCGTGTCTTTCTCTTGCCGTAATACCTCAGGGAACCACGGGTTATCAGACCAATTAACCTTCTGTATGATTGCATTGACAGGAGGATTTAATACAAAGCGCTTGTATGTTTCATCGTCATCAAGCTCGGGATTGAATGTTATCCATATCTCTGAGCCTTCTTTCCGAATAGTTGGTATCAATGTATCCCACGATGATTTTGATACCGTCTGCGCTTCCTCAACCCAGCATATGTCGGTGCCTTCGACTGACTTGATGTTGCCAATGTTGTGCTTGAGTCCATGAAATGTGAACTCCGTTCCATTCTTGCCACGAATGATGTTGTTCTGTATCTGGTAGAAGGATTGCAGGCCTAATGCTTGTATCTGATCGCTAAGCAGTTTGTGTACAGAGTCTTGTATAGACTTTTGAACTTCACGCCCACATAACACGCGCAATGGCTTAGCTGCACCTTGAATCAATAATGCTCTGGCAACTCCCCAGGATTTTGCACCGCCTCTGCCTCCATATAGAACCTTGTAGCGATTTGGCTCGAATAAGCATTTAAGCTTGTCAGGGAACTCAGCCTTTATTCGATTCGACAAAGCTTACCTCTAAGCTGGCATTGATTAGATGCTCTCCATCTTCGCCCGCGCCAATAATCTGCTGCGATACTTTACCCTCAAGCCTATCGCCAATCTCTTTAAGCGCTGCAACATCGCCATCTAATGCTTTGTTCACAGCAGCCTTGGCAAGCGCTTCCATTTTGTCGTTTTGCACGATGTATTTACGAAGCGCGTCAGACCAAACTTTAGCCTTCTTATTGTTGTCATTGCCTAATGGAGCAGCCATAATTGACTCAACCACCAATCTTTTGATTATTATTCATTTCTCTATCCTCTAAGGATGCACGGTTAAAGTAGCCGTTAACTGTATAAGTCTGTAATAATTAGCCTGGTTGGCTTTGGTGATAAGTTTAATGGCGCGGGACTTCTCATCATTAGCAATGGGCTGTCTTGTATCTTTATAAAGCCATGCTTTACATATAAACCAGCTAATGCTTCGCCTGTTAAGTCGCCATCATCATAAGCGCCTACCTCAGCGACAAGGGTTGCTCTTGCCTCATCAGCTTCACTAGTGATTTTGTTTAGCAGCTTTGTTGCCTCGCCTTTGCGCCTATGTTCTTTTGGGACATATAGATGAGATAGATATCTGATCCTTGATTGCTCTTCTATGCTTAGGCTGTCATGCATGAATGGGCTTATCATTGCAGATGCATCGCCCTCTTTTATTTCATATCCCATTTTTTATACATGTTGCTAGTGCTGCGAGTATCAGTAATCTATACATGAAACCTCCGCGCATAAAAAAAAGCACCAGTTAAGGTGCTTGTGTGGTGGATATGACGCACTATTTGCTATGCTGGTTAGTGCCGAACCTCAAATATCCATACGGCTGATGACTATGGGTCGGCTCTGAATCCGACAGCTAATCTACGAGCGAGTCTAATAGATATTCAATAATCATCATGCGTATGACTAATCCACATTAGAGCGGAGACTGTTTCATCCCTTTACCTAGGTTTGCGCTTAGAAGCACATCGGGCAGTCTCGGCACTAATGCAGACTATAGACGTAAAAAAGCCGCCGACCGGGAATCCCACAATCCAAAGCGGCTTACGTTTCTTTGGGCAATACTCTGCCCTCATTTGATTTATACGCCTGTTTAAATTCCTTGTCAATCAATTTTTATTATTTCGCGCAAAGTTATATTTTCCACATGAGAAATATCAACACCACGATTTTTTAACTTAGTCTCGTAATAAGCAATCTTGAATGTGTTTATCATCTCCCTACGAAACAAGTAAATGTTGCCCACCAATAAAATTAATAAAATAGCTGTTTTCATATCAATCCTCTCCGTCTTAATCCAAACTCAATGACCATTAACGCATTGGCATAGTCATCCTCAATGTTAGTTCTATTTGAGCGCCATACAGCCGCTAAATGGAAATGATGAACCGCTAGCCTTTGCGAGTTACTAACGCCTTCTAGAATCGCATCCACTGCCCTTGCTATGCCAATATCTAGGCTTAGTTCCAAGTCCTCCCATGATGAAACACTGCCACCACTACTGATTCCGATAGATTGAGATGGAAAGCCGAGCTTAGTGTTGTCATCACGCATCCAGTCGGCCCAAACGCTCAGTGCATCCTTGACTTTATCTTGGCTTGTCATTTGCGCCCCTTTCCAAATAATTGCAATTTAGCTTCATCCTCTATCGTCTTGCGCTTTGCCATGTCTGGAACCTTTTGCAGCTCGATAATGGCTAAGGCGCTCTCGTTTAGTGCGCGTATGCGTAGCTGCTTCATCTCTTTGCTATCGGCTGGCTGTTGAGTTTGGATGCTGGCTAGGGATGATTTCATTTAGTCAGCTTATAAACTTTGTCGCCAATGCGTAGTTGGCCTGTTAGCTCGATGTCTTTTTTGATGTTATCGCGCATGCTTCCTCCAGCAGCTAATGCGCCAACAAAAAAGCCAATGACTAGTCCGCATATCAAATAAATCATCTTCACGCTCCTATATATATCGAACTTAAAGTGGATCCGCTTACCCATACCCGCTGATTGCTGTAGGATCGTGGCGCTGGCTTCATTTTGTCGTTATGAGAATGAACGTTATCGAGCAATGGAGGCTTGTAATCGGTGTAGCCAAACATCCTGTCCAGGAATTGGCTATTTGGGCGCTCTATACCCATGTCAACCTTTTGCTGGTTATAGACAGAGATTACTTTTGGAACGTATGGATATTTAAGCGCCTTAATCTTGAGCATTGGTTTGTTTTTAACGCTTCTTTCTGTTCGCATATATTCAAAGTACCCATCACCCTCATAGAAGTGCCTATCAAGATATCCGTAAACCTCTTGATGCACCTTCCCAATATGCAAGGCAATTTCACCCAATGACCGCTCTTGCTCTGTGCAGAACAGTAGAATTTTTTTTAATAAGTCAACTGTGTCTTGTCTTTGAAGTTTCATGATTGCTCCTTGATTAGTCGTTTACATTCCTGTTGATAGTGGGCTTTGAGTTGCTTTAGGTCGTCGATGCTGTAGTGCTTTGGTTCGTGTGGGCCTTCTAGCCAAGTTAGATTTTTATGTCCAATTTTTGCGAGAAGATTGACTCTGTAGTTGATGATGTTTCCTGACAAATAGTTATTGCATGCTGAACATTGCCGGTGACAATTAAGTTCGTTAAATCTAAGTTCTGGGCATGAGCCAACACTCTTATAATGGCCCGCATGCCATTGGCCTTCATGGTGTCGTCCACAACTAATACAAGGTTCTTTATCATCGCGCATCCTCACAAATTTATTGAACACGGCCTGCACTTCTGCAAGCCACTTACTCCTAGGCTTAATCGCCTCTAACTTAGCTTTAGTCTCACGCCTATCTGCCTTTGCATTCTTCTCGCGCTGCTTCTCGTTATGTGCTACTGCAAACTTCACCATGCAGTCATACTCATTGCATACGTTAGGCTGTAGCGGACGCTTTGGCTGGTAAGACTGCCTGCAATATGGGCAGGTTTTCTTGCGTGGCAGCTTTACGTTCATTTGCTAAATATCCATCTGACGGTCAATATCCATCCGACAAATACGCCGCCAATGAAACCAATTAGCATGAAGGTGATGAGTAGTGATTCAATATCCATTAGGCTGCGTCCTGAAAGAAGTAGAATCCAATCTCACCACCCCATCGCTCGATAGCGTCCTGATAGTCGGTCATTTCTTTAGTCGATAGCTTCGTGGTTGATTTAACAAATTCCTCTACCTTGTCACCTACCTGCTTCTGATAGCGTAGGAAGCGATAACCCATCAGTTGATGTACTTCCTCACTGTCTAGGCCAATGTAGTCACCAAGTGCTGTGTATAGCTTCCAGAGGCGGGAGTTTTGATCTAGGGTGCGCTTCGCTTTGTATGGGCGCACATCAGCAATCCAATCAATCGTAGGGTCTAGTCTCTGTACTTGAGCTACAAAGTTATTGCGATTGCCAGCAGTTAAGTGATAGCCCTTAATCATGCTGGTATATCCACATTTAATTTCGCCTCATCAGCCGTCACATAGCTGCCCAAAAGTTTGCTCATTTAGGCTTACTCCATATCTGTGCTGGAAACTCGCGCATAGGTGGAAGGTCTTTCCATCCCTTGCTGGTTATTACTTGTCCTTCCTTTTCTGCGCGATACTCACAATCACCGAACTCTGCTTTCATAGCCTTGATGAACTCGTTAATGGTTAGCGGATCCATGTGCGTACCTTCAAATCTGGCGTACCTGAGAACTGAAGGCTTTGCGGCTCAAACCATAATCCTATGTTGCCCTCCCACTCACCTTCGCGCTGCTTGTCGCACATGATGAACATGTCTGGCATGTCACCCTCTTCTTTCTCGTTGATAGGGCGCTGCCATACCTCTAGAGCGTTGTGGACATTATCTGATAGCGAGCCAGAGCCTTTTGCCCCGTACCTTCCAGCAGGCTTTGATTCGTCGCCTTTGCGGTTGTGGTGTACGAAGTGGATGTGTATGCCCGTCTCTAATGCAATGTCCCCAAGCTTTACCACAAAGTTTTTTTGCGCGTTGTAATCGTCTTCCCCAGCCACTACCCGCATTAAGCTGTCGATAATGAAATGCTTGATGCCTAACTTGTCTGCGGCGTAATAGATAACGCCATAAAGAGTTTCTGGCGTGATAGACCCCTGTTTGTCGTATAGCCATAGTTTGTCCTGAGCGAAATTTACAAAGCTGTCATAAGCTAATTCTGTTGGCCTCTCGCACCCAGCGGCTTGACGTAACATGCGAGTGATCGTGCTGGAAGGCTTCATCTCAAATGATGCTATGCATACAGGCTCGTTTTGTTGAATAAACCCCAAAGCCGCATAGCCAAGCACCATTGATTTTTTATGACCGTTGAAGCCTTGCCACATCGTGACCTCGGCCGGCCTAAACTTGATTTGCTCATGCGTCTTAGTCCAAGGCAACGTAGCACCGATGGATTTCTTACCAGCCAACCTTTCGATTACCTCATCACGAAACTCTGAAACCTGCTTGAAGTTATCTTTCTCGCTTTCGCGGTCACGCATGTACGCTACGAAGTCAATGTTCGGTAGCTTCTGAACCTTACGGCGCTGTGCCAGTTCATCTAATGCTGCGGCTGTTTTCTCGATAGGGCTAAGCATTTGCCATCTCCACGACTTCGTTGATCCGTTCCATCGCAAGTTGCAATCGTTGGAAGTCGCCTACCGTCATATCTTTTTTGTCCAATATCGAGTAAGCAGCCAGCATCACAATCCGCGCCTCGGTCTGGATTGCCTTGAGCGCATCAGATGGATATACGCGCTGCTTAACTGGCGCTTGGTAGCTGGCTTCCTTTGGTGGCATAACGTCCTCCCAATCCATGCCTAGCGCATTAAGCACGTTTAGCGTGTCGCACCCCGCTAGGCAGTTAATCAATAATCGGCCTTCGCCTGTGTCCTTGATGGATAGGCTGGGGCTTCTGTCTTCATGGGCTGGACAGCAAGCCATGTACTGACCGTGACCAGAACGCTTAACCTTTTGCAATCTTCCCAACATAATTTCTAAACTCATGTCCAATCCTTCACGGCTGGTTGTTGTTTGGTTGTTTCATCTTTTACCCATGAAGCGTCAAAATCAGCCCATGACCTTTCCACGCAAATCTCAATAGCTCGCTCAAATGTGTAGCCGCCTGCATCAGATTTTTTCTTTACCGCATTAAAAGCTCTTTGTGTCGCGGCTTTGTCTTTCAACTTCCTAACCTTTAGCCAATCCTTAGCGAGTGATTCTGATAAACCCATAGCCATGAGCATCGCGATTGGCGGTATATCTTTATTTCTTAAATTATTTAATTCTTGTTTAGTGGTCGTTTGTTGGTCGTCTGCTGGTCGATTGATGGTCGTTTGTTGGTCGTTCTGCTGGACGTTATTTTGTAAATTTGCTTCAACATCTTGATATTTGCTATAGTTTTCAATGGTGTACAAACTGTACTTGTTGGTCGATTGCACGCTGATAATGTCCAGAGCAACAAGCCTGTCAACTGATGTACGTATCTCGCGTTCAGTTTGCTCAAGGCGTGCTGCAAGCATGATTCTGCCGCCTATAAACTGCCCTCTTTTCAGCTCAACAATTCCAGTATTCGTCCCCACTTTTTTATCCTTATGCGTTGCGTTCAATAGCAGGAACATGAACAAGGCAAGAGTGTTCGGGACTTGGAGCAATCCACTGTCCTCAATCTTTCTCCATACCTTGACGTAACCACGATGCATTTATGCTGCTTCTGTTCCTGTGAATGGAACTAGCTCAGGTGCAGGCTTAGGCTCTATCGGATTAACCAGAGCCAGGCATACGCTGGCCTTTGCTTCACGGATGACAAAGTCACGCGCAAATAAAAATGAAGGTACGTTGTCTACTTCCGCAACCTGCTTGTTACCTTGTGAATCTCTAAATCCTAGTCTGTAGGTGTTCATGCTGCCCTCCCATGAAATGCTTCAATAAGTACACGGTTCTTCATTTCTGCCTCATCCAACTTCTTCTGAAGTTCCTCTGCCCTACGCTCGGCTTCTGATTTAAGCAATACCAATCCATAGCCGCGTGAGTTAGCCCACCAGATCAAAGGGGACTCATTGCCACATAGGTCGCATAGGTCATTGAGTTTGTTTACAGGGAAATGAGCATCGCCCTTCATGATTCGAGTCCAGTGTCCTGCATCAATGCCTAGCTCTAGATACACTTCTTTTTCTTCTAGGCCGGAGATCTGAACGCAAAGTGCAATCGCGCCAGATAGGGATGGTTGACGAACCACCGTATCTAGTGGAACCTGCATCCTGTCTACCTTCCGAGATAATGGAAGCTCCCGCTGCTCAACTGCGTTCAAAATGTTTGACTTCATTTGACTATCCAAAATTTGTTTAAAAAAAATCGGGATGGCACTATGGGAACCATCCCGATAAGGGGGTTACTGGGGTTTGCTCAACAGATCAGAAAGGCGCTCTACTATGTCAACTCTAGGAAATGTTCTGCCGGCAGCAGTCCGCTCGATTGTCTTGCGGCAAATAAGAGCTTGCGCAGCTAGTGAAGTCCATTCGCTTTTGCGGTCGTTGAGTGCTTTTCTAAGTTCTTCAAGTTTCATCATGCCTATAGTTTAAGACATAACTGTCTAGATAACAAGACCCAAATGTCTTATTTTTTAATGTTTAATGTCGAAATGGAACTAATGGATGAAATTGCTAAGAATTTGAAGGTGTTGCGTGAAAGCTATGAGCTTAGCCAAGCTAAGTTTGCGGCTAAGTGCGGGCTATTACAGCGGCCTTATAATCGGCTTGAGAACGCAGAGAGCATCGCTAGTCTTGGAATGCTTGAGAAAATAGCCGCTAAAACGGATCTGGAAGTCTGGCAGCTATTGATACCAAACCTTAACCCTAGCAACCCGCCTGTTTTAAAATTGGCTACAGCTATAGAAGAAACGTTTTATAAGAGTTCTGGCAAGCCGCCTAAGTCTGAAAGTTATTCAGAGTTTACAAAGGATCCCTCCGCAAGTAAGGTTAAAAAGCCCGCTAGGGCTGATAACCAAAAAATAAGCGCTAAGGAGATCAAAGATGCCGAACCAACTCAAGGTAGTAACTTACACAAATCTAAACGTAATACAGTGTCTTGAAACTTTGCTAGAGCAGGCTAGAATGGGGAAAATTACAGGGATTTGCTATGTAGTAAAGCATGCTCCTTACCATCACAGCATGGGGGTAGTCGGGAGATACTTGGAAAATCCAATTAGCGGTAAACGGATGGCTGAAAAACTGGTTAATGTTCTTGAATGTAGGGCTCAATCTATGGAGACTTGGGGATAATATGAATAAGATTAGCGTACTGATACTAATTGCAATGCTTGCTGGTTGCGCCGATATGGAGCAAAAGAAAAACTATGCAAGGAATAGCGAGATTATCTCCTTATATATTGACGCCAATAAGCCAAAAGCAGACGCTGGGGAGATAAAGTGGTCTCAATATTACAAGGGCGTTTATGATGCGTTCTCGAAAACAACATTCCCAGACAAGGGCTATCACATGAAGGTTGCTACAGATTATTATGAAAAAGCATTGCAGCTCGAATCTGGAGCGATTACGCAAGAAGAATATGATTTATTTAAGATGCAAAAGTCTGCGATTATTACTATGGAGCAAGAACAAAAGTCAGCAGATCAGGAACGGGAGCGCAGAAGAAATGCCGCAATCATGGCAACAGAGCGCCCTCCAATATATAAACTTCCAACTCCTCCGGCCTATCAGCCACCAAAACAAACAAATTGCACATCATCTGTGATTGGCAATCAAGTTCACACTAACTGCTATTAAGTAATATTTAGTAATTCCAATAACCCGCAATCGCGGGTTTTTTTTCGCCTAAAAATATTTTACATTATAAGACACAATTGTCTTGACACTAAGACATATATGTCTATATACTTCTATCCATGCAGTAACGAAACAAGTTACTTCTACAGGGCGAAATAGGTACTGCGAGCAGACCGTGTGATGAGCATCTACCCTGAGTTAAACGTAAAGCAGATAAGGAGAATTAGAGATGCAAATTACACAGAAACCAAGTTTTGAGCCAATAACAATAGTTCTTGAAACTGCCGCAGAAGCTAAAGCGCTATGTTTCATTGTTGATAATTTTTCTTCATCTGATGCTTGGCCTGCTGGCGGAGATGTCGCTCATGTGCTGAATGTGATTTCAAACGAATTTACTAATCATCTAAAAGTTTAAGCAGCCTAGCAATAAACCCAAAGGATAAATGATGAACATGCCACTTACTCGCCAAAACACTCCTTCATGGGAGTGGCCTGACATTACAGACCAAGCACTAGAACAACGTGCCAGTGATGCAGATGACAGCCTAGACGATCTCAATGTGCTGGCAGAAGTCATTACCGATTGGGCTAACTTTGATGCTGTAGCTACATTGATACGCTCAATAAGTAGAGCAGCAGCACTTAACAATGTTGAGAGCGTCATGGTGCTGGCTAAGTCATTGGGATATGAGGTTGAACAGGGTGCTTTGAAAAGGATAGCAGCATGATTTCGATAAAACATAGATTCACAGGAACGACACTTTGTGAGTTTGAAGTTACAGATATTAGGGCGGCGCTGGTTAAAGCAGTATCGCAGGGTGCTGACTTGCAGGGTGCTGACTTGCAGGGTGCTGACTTGCAGGGTGCTGACTTGCGGGGTGCTTACTTGCGGGGTGCTGACTTGCAGGGTGCTGACTTGCGGGGTGCTGACTTGCGGGGTGCTGACTTGCAGGGTGCTGACTTGCAGGGTGCTGACTTGCGGGGTGCTTACTTGCGGGGTGCTGACTTGCAGGGTGCTGACTTGCGGGGTGCTTACTTGCGGGGTGCTGACTTGCGGGGTGCTGACTTGCAGGGTGCTGACTTGCGGGGTGAAAAACTCGCCATCTGCCCTATCTTCATAAATGGCACTATTTGGGATATTACGATCACTGAATCATTCCTTACTATCGGATGCCAGCGCCATGAGCATGATAAGTGGAAAGCGTTTGATGATGAAGAAATATCACGCATGGAATCACGCGCTGCTGCTTTCTGGACACAGAACAAATCATGGCTATTAGCTGCATGTAAAGCGCACCGTAAAGAGTCGCTAGCGTTTCGTAAAGCTAATCCTGAGCCAAAGGCAGTTCCAGCATGAACTCATCCCCAATAGTCCGAGATTACTACGATGTATCTGAAAAGCTAGGTGATAGCTACAAGCTGACATTCTGGGGATGGTTCTTTCTAGTGTTAGGAGTAGTTGGGTGCTTATGGTGGTTTGTAGATGCGCTGCAAAGGGCATTTTAGGAAGATTTTGTCGAGCGATTTGCTCGGTGCGGATTACCGGATTGAAAGGGCAGTGAAATGAAAAAAATAACCGATATTACAGAAGCACAGAAAGCAAGGTTCCCTGAATTCGTTAAAAAGTGGATTGATATCGGATTGTCTACTGAGCCAGCAGATTTTGATGCGGCAACGGAAGCCTCATTAAAAGCCTATGCGTTATGCAATCTTAATAAGCCAATGGTTATTTTGCGAATGTCTAGTCCTTATGGCGCAACTCTAGGCGGAGCGTTGGCAATTGAGTTGTTAAAAAACTTGCCTGAAGTGTGGAGCCAAGTGGGGAGCCAAGTGGAGAGCCAAGTGTGGAGCCAAGTGAGGAGCCAAGTGAGGAGCCAAGTGTGGAGCCAAGTGGGGAGCCAAGTGAGGAGCCAAGTGGAGAGCCAAGTGAGGAGCCAAGTGGAGAGCCAAGTGTGGAGCCAAGTGAGGAGCCAAGTGTGGAGCCAAGTGAGGAGCCAAGTGAGGAGCCAAGTGAGGAGCCAAGTGAGGAGCCAAGTGGAGAGCCAAGTGTGGAGCCAAGTGAGGAGCCAAGTGGGGAGCCAAGTGTGGAGCCAAGTGAGGAGCCAAGTGGAGAGCGGCATTAACAACTACCGTGGCGGCGCTTTTTGGTCTGGATGGTGCGCTTATATAGATTTCATTAGAGATGCCCTATCTTGGGAAGACGAAACTTTGGAGAAGTTTGCAATTGATGAAGCACTTACCAAATCATGCGGATGGGTATGGTGGCATGAAAATGTATTGGCTATCTCTGATAGGCCAATTCATATCAAGCGTGATGCAGAAGGCAGGTTGCACTCAGAGAATGGATCATCAATTGAATATCGCGATGGATGGTCGCTATATCACTGGCATGGGGTCGCCATTCCTAGCGAATGGGTAACTGATAAAAAACCATCAGCAAAAGAAGCGCTGACTTGGGAGAACATTGAGCAGCGCAGAGCAGCATGTGAAATTGTTGGATGGGCAAATATCTTATCTGAACTAAATGCGAGGGTTATAGATGCTGATGGTGACGAGGAAATAGGCACTTTGCTTGAATGTGAAATACCTGATTCTGGGAAAGAGAAATTCCTGCAAGTGCGTTGTGGCACAGGCAGAGTTTTCGCGTTACCTGTTCCAAGAGAAATGAAAACAGCGTTAGAAGCAAATTCGTGGACATATGGATTAGATATGTATCAGTACAAACCAGAAGTGCGCACTTAATTTTAATTTACTTTAAAGGATATTAACCATGAAAACTTTTATCAATCAAGCAGCACAAGGTGACTTACTAATCCGCCGCATTGAATCTTTACCAGAAGGCATTGAGCTGATTAAACCAGAAAAAGGCGTGCATGTCGTAGCGCACTCTGAAACAGGCCATAACCATGTGATTGAGGCGCGTCCTAATGTCTCACTCTACACCACCAATGACCCAATGATTAGCTATCTGGAAGTGATTGAGGCTACCGATGAAGCAGAAACAGTCATCAAGCATCTGCGCTCATTCGATACCCATGAGTCCATCAAGATTAATCCAGGAATCTATGAGATTCGTCGTCAACGCGAATATACGCCTGAGGGATGGCGCAGGGTTGAAGACTAACCAACGGGTAGCGCGGAACTTACTTTCACAGACCTAATGAACAAATGAATACCTTACGCCTTTTACTTTTAACACTAGCTCTATTTAAGTTATGGAGAAAGAGATGAAGATTCTAGCTGTATTCATATTTTACGCTACAACACTTCTTATCGCTGGATGCATGAGTGACGACAAGATAGAAGCTAGTAAGCCAGTAGCTTGCCTAGTAGACATGCAGGATGGCTATGGCTCGGTAATGATTAAGCGTGGCTATGTGGCTAGTTATGTGAGTGTGGATTGATTATGAGCAATGACGCTTACATTCAAGATGACGATGACTTGCAACAACAGCAGATGCAAGAAAATGAAGAATACGAATATTGGATTTATTGTCAGGAGGCAGCAAATGAGTACAGAGAACATGAAGTTTTGGGAGAGTGTAAAGAAAACAGATCCCAAGCGAGTGAAAGCAATCACAGGCAAACAATACAAGGGCAACAGTCCGCAGCCTTATTACCTGGTTGAGCGTATGACAGAAGCGTTTGGTATGTGTGGTATTGGCTGGGGCATAAACATCATCAATGAGCGTATGGAGCGCTTATCTGATACCGATGTGCTGCATGTTGCTGTAGTGGAGCTTTGGTATAAGCACGATGGCAAGCAAGGCTCAATTAGTCAGATTGGACAGACAAAGGCTTGCTACAAAAAGAATGACGGCGGCCTGATGACAGATGAAGATGCCCCAAAAAAGTCAGTTACGGATGCAATGACTAAGTGCATGTCGTATCTCGGCTTTGCTGGTGACATATTCAGCGGCCAGTGGGATGACAGCAAGTATGTGGCAAACCTTGAGAGTGAGTTCAAAGAGAACAAGGCTCCTATGCTCAAGCCACCACCATTAACCGCTGACGAAGTAAAGGCATGTGAAGCCGCCATGCTTGAGACAATTGACATGGAAGCTCTCAAGGGCATATTCGGTGGCGCATACAAGCGTGCGAATACTGAGCAAAAAGAGCAGCTAACAGCAAGTTACAACATTAGAAAACTATCACTAGAAAAGGCGGCATAACTATGAACGTTTGGAACTTTACAGGAGGCTTAGGCCGTGATTGCGAAACTCGGTTTACTGCTAAAGGCGATGCTATTACCAGCTTTAGCGTAGCCGTTAATTCAGGATATGGCGATAACGCAGTAACCACTTGGGCCAATTGCTCAATCTTGGGCAAACGTGGTGAAGCTCTTGCGCCCTACCTGCTTAAAGGCGCACAGGTTGCTATTAGCGGCGAGTTTACCCTTCGCAAATACACAAGCAAGGATGGCAAGGAAGGGACAAGCCCTGATGTTCGCGTAAACGATGTGACATTGCTTAGTAGCAAAGCTTACCGTGCAACGGGTAGCGCGTCACAAGAGAGCGCTCGACAAGATGATCCAGACGAAGAAGTGCCTTTTTGATATTTCATAACTCAGGCGCAGCTAAACGCATAAGTCGCCGAAAGGATAAATGATGGCTGACTACACCAATGACACTGAGATGGCAGCTTATGGCAGACAAAGCTACAGGCATCGTCAGATTAACCTAGCTAGAGAAGCCATCAGGAACGCAGCTACAAGGGCACAGAACGCTAATGCTGAGGAAGGAATAGTAAGCATTAAGGCTGAATCAGAGCAAGCGTTTAATCC